GCTGTCTCGTTAGCTAAAGGAACCCACGCACCTGCATGAGCAAAGTAGCCTTTGCCTGTTCCATGAACATGAGCAAACATGCCATGATAGGTAGACGCGCTTGGTAAGTCTGCTAATTGAGAGTATACGTTAGCGAATAGCATTTTGTTGCCATTGCCATCTATATCACCGGACATAGTACCGCCAGACAAACTCAACTTAGTGGATAAATCTACAGTTGACCAAGCGTAATCACTACCGTTCCAACCAAGATACTGCCCACTGCCCGCACTGCTGACATTTACGTGGGAATCTACTAACGGGTTCACGTTACCCGCATCTGTTACGTCTGCGCCGTCTTCTACGTTTAGTGCAGATAACAAGCCGCTTTTTGATACAGACCCAGTTAAACCTACAACGGCTTGGACAGCGTCTGTCTGATCGTGTTTTGACCAATTACTCGCATAAGTAGAAGTAGACGCGTTGTCTGTCGTAGCAACGATGTTGTCCCCCACTACAAACGATATACCATTAACCGTACCCGCCCCTGAAACGTAATAGAACCAGCCTGTTTGAGCAGAGCCACCACCGGGGAAACTACCTGAACCTGCGTTCCAATCACCTTTATATACCATACCATTTTCAAGTGCGGCAATATCAGTTTCCATTTGGTCAAGATTGACCGCTTGTGTAACTGTAACAAAGTCTAACTTAGTTCCGTCAGCGGCTACGTCACGCCCGTCAACTGTGCCGCCCACAACTAAGTTGTTACCAATGGCTACATTATTACTCGCATCTTCAACTACAGCTTTATCTGCTGGGTATGTAAGAAATATATTCTTTGTTCCTATACCCCAGTTGACAGCGTTGTTGGAGTTAGACGATGTGAATACCGCCGTGCGGGTAATAGTCCCCCCACTAGACGCATAAGTTCCAAGGCCAACCTCGAAATCCGCATTATCCGTTACCGAGTAATAGACAGTATCTGCGTTAGATACCTCAGCGGAAAATGCTTGGAAACCCGCAACCGCGCCTCCCAGAGTATAAGCCCCAGTCCCCGTAGAGTTAGTGGTTTCTTGTACGCGATCAGCGACAATTAAGGCCATAGGGCTACTCCTATTATTTTAAGCGATACGAATAATAGCGTTCGTAGCGTCCGCTGTTGGGAACTGGATAGTAAACGTACCAGTAGTCGAAGTTTTGTCCGCACCAAAGTCCAGCACTGCAACTGTTGGATCACCAGCAGCACTGTCGTTATATATTAACGCCCCACGAGCTGTAATTGTAGCAGATGTGAACGCAAGGTCAGCAAAGTCTGTTAACCCTGTTGTCCCTGAAGATGTCGGTGTCACGTTTGTAAGTGTACCCCCACCAGCGCTGTACGAACCTGAGTTAGATACTTCGTTTGAAGAAGTATACGCAGTGGTCGCTGCAGTGAACGTTGCACTGTTAGTATACAGAGCAAGTTTGAATGTATTGCCTGAAGAGGCAGTGAAGTTGTGCGTACCTTGAAGTAGTTCTTTCTTGAACGATGTACACATGAAGTTACCATTAAAGGCCATTTAAAGTCTCCTAAGTTGATTTGCGAGGTCAGGAAACCCAGCCTCTTGTAGTTTTACGCACGTTGTTGCGCGGTCTTCCTTAACCGCTACTTTAATATAATGCGCGATAATTTGCAACATCTGCGATTTATACGCTTCTGCTTGCATTCGTATCTCGGGCGGGGCAGAAGTAGACACACTCATTAGCTTGTCTACACACATTTCCGCTACAGAATCAGGACTGTGCCCTCCTTTGTTAGCGGTATGTACTTTTATGGCGTCAAAGCCAAAATCCATTTCAACTTGCATCAAAGTCTCCCATCTCTGTACTCGTCTGTCGAGCTACGTATTTGAACCCCGGTAAGCTGTCCAAGAGCTTCGTCGTAACGAGTAGTATATAATTGGATGAGGTCGGCCTCACCCTTCATGTATGTGTATGCCTCAATCAAAGAACCATAAAGCAGGGCAGATTCGGCGTTGTCGCCATACCAAGATGTTCCTGCAGTAACGATTGAAGCTGGGTCGTAATAGTAGTGTAACTCAACTGTGTAGGTGTCGTCAGGTGTTGGGCCAAGAATAAAGTTACCTTGTTCCCCTTCGTAGTCTCCGTCAAACTGAGCGTAGTATTTCGGTAATGCAGAAGTACTCGCTGAAGGGTAGGCTTCCCGAATAAAGTTAACATCTTTATCTATAAGGAACGAATAATCTCCAGACGAATCTACGACAGCTAAAGAGAACACAGATATGAAATCATCTGGTCGGCCTAAGTATACACTACCATTAGAAGTAAGTGCCGTAACATTTTTACGTAGTTCAGGTACCATAATAGATCGATTAAGGCGTTCTTCTGACTGCCTAACGAACGTAGGAATGTTAGAGACGAAGCTCGTCTCCTCATTCTGTGTATAATCTTTTATCGCTGCAACCAGCTCTGTGTAGTTCATTAGAACTTACCCCGCCTTATAACCGCCACCACGAGTAGCAGCTCCCATACCACGGCATTGACCGCCGGAAGCCGTCATTAGTTTGCCACCCGGAGCCATTTTCTTAACTTTGGCTTTGCCACCGTAGTTCATTTTCTTAACTTTACCACCGTAAGCCATTTTACCAACGCCATCAGCAGCATAATCAGGTACCATTTCCCCATTTTTATTCTTAACCATGTTCAGCTTGCCACCCGAAGCCTTTTTCTTAACGTCTTCCCTCTCGCGGCCTTCCATCTTTTGAATACGGAAACCTCGGTCCATTGCGTCCATTTCTTCTTTAGTAGCGCCCAAACCTGCTGGGCGAAGTTTAGGTTTATTCGAAGATTTTTTCTTCTTGCCTAAGTTTTTTGGTCTAAGTCTAGGGGTCTGCATATTAGTCTCCATCTGTTGTTGCTATGGTAACGCTTCCTACAGAGCCTACCATATATTGAGCCGGGTTCCAAATAGGATTCCAACCAAATAAACCTCTTCCCGGATTAACATCTGGGCGTGGGTTAAGTAAAGATTGCGGGTCTGTTGAATTAACGTCCCCAAGAAAGTTCTGTGGTTGGTCAGGATCAAGCACATCCTTACCAACACGTAGCCCTGTACGTACTCCATGTTGAACCTCATATATAAGGTCTTCCAGCTTGTAGCGAAACCCAGTCCGGTCACATATACCGTATGCGTGTTTACCACTAGCATATCCGGGCATTACATAGCTCCTCTAAACGGAACCATACGAAGAGTAGACCTGTCTTGGTCTTGGTCTGCAGCCATACGGAATTGCTCTTCATACTCTTGTTTTAAAGGGCCAACTCTTTCTGCGACTTCTTGTTGTTTCATAGCGATGTAGTACGCTAAACCAGTCACAAGAGCGGGTACAAAACGTGGTGGTATAGAAGTAGTAGCTCCTCCAACACCACTTGATAGCCCATCTATACCTTTAAGACGGTAGTAAGCTAACTTGTATGTAGTATCATCATTTGGTACAGGCCAAAGGGTAACTTGCACGTCTGTGGCATTACGCTGTACATATATTTGGGACGGACGCCCTTGTGTGTTCTTATTCCCTTGCTGTGAATATGTAGAAACACTCATACGTTGGATATACGAATCAAGTTGTTGCGTCGTGCCTTCATCAGTGCGAAGTTGATGTTCTATCAAATCAATAGTATCAGAAGGCAGTGTATAAGTAGCTGTACCTGCAGTGAGAGGTATAGTTCCAGCCTCTATAGTAAATAGGTTTAAACCACGGTTCTGCCACTCTAGCGTCATAATATTAAGGCTTCGACGGGCGGTTTTTAAGTCATACCCCGAACGCATTTCAAGTCCCGCACGTTCGTACGCCTCTTCAAATAATTCATTTAGCTCTGGTACAACAACTGCCATGATCTAGGTCTTTCTATACTTTGCCGTCTTCTTGGCTATCTTTTTAGGTTGCTTAGAAACCTGTTTACCTTTTTTAGTAGCCGCTCGTTTAGCCTTGGTAGTAGCAGCGTATTCTTTAGATGACAAAGCTTTTATAGCTTTAGCGGGTAGATACCGCTCACCTGTAGCCTTTTTCCCTTGCGTCGATGGCTTACCAGACTTTGTACGCCATTTCTGCTTAGTCCATTTACTAAGACTTTTTTGACTTTTTGCTTTTGCCATCGGCTTTAGCCTTCGCTTTCTTACTCAAATCTTTGTAGTGGGATAACTTAACACTTGTTTTGCCGTGGGTCTTACCTGAGTGCAATGAACCATCAGGCATCTTGTGTGTACCCCCTTTATGGAGAGTTCCGTCTTTTTTATAGTGCTTTATACCCTTCATTTCCTGTAGCCCCCACCTTTAGCTTTATACTGTTTTGCGAGCATCTGAGCTTTACGTGCAGACCACTGTCCGGGTTTACCACCTTTACCACCAGCCTTAATCTTGTTGAATAATGCCTTACGCATTGTAGGTTTAGTGTAATTACCAGCCTCGTTCACACGACTCTTGGCCTTACCACCCTTAGCCATAGCCGCTACAGGTTTACGGGGCACTGCTTTTTTAACGCGGTTTCCTGTAAGTTGTCTTCCCATAGAACTACGTCCCATCATATCAACATTTCCACCTTTTTCTAGCTTGCCGCAATCTACTGTTAGGGTCTTTGGCCGCTTTAGGGAATTGTTTCATCTGTCCCGCAGAACGTGCGCAATAGGACTTACGGCGTTTAGCTGCCGCACTTCCCTTTTTAACCTTGCCAGTAACGGCTGTTTTTAGTTTAGAGCCGGGGTTATCCCGACGATACTTGGCCACACCTTTTTTAGTCATCCCCGCGCCAGACTTAGTTGGGCGTTTTTGACCACCTTTTATGGTGTGACCTTTCATTGTACCTTTTTTCTTAGCAGCCATGTTACTCTATAAGCAATGTCATCTTGTTTCCTGAACCTGTAAAGGCAGAAACAAAACAACCGTTATCAGCTAAAATACCATCGTTGGGGATATAAACATCATTCCAACCAGTAGGTAAAGTTAACTGTAGTATAATAGGGCCAGTAGCTGACCCACTACGAATAGTGAAAGCGGCTGCAGATGCAGCGTTCACTAGAACCCCCTGCAGTCTACCGCGTGATGGGCCTACAAGTGCGGCGCTATCGCCTACCGCAAAGTTATAAGCTCGTACTTCTTGACCAGCCATAATCTAGTCCTTTTTCTTTGCAGGACGGCCACGTTTCTTAACAGGTTTTTCTTCCCACGCCTCATTTACATCAGGTGTAGAAGGATCATCCGCTTGGAGAGTGCCGTCTTTTTTTCGTGCGCGAACTTTAACAGTACCAATTCCTCGGGCTGCTAGTTCTTCTTCGGATGGAGGGGCAAATCTACTCATTAGATACCCCCCTATGCTGCTGCTATTGTGCCGCCTGTGTCAGAACGCTTCCAGTTTGTTCCGTCAGAGAAAGCTAATATTGCTGCGCCTGCTGCGCCGTTTGAAACAAATACAACAGTACCTGCGCCAGCCGCTGAAGCTGAAGGTGCATTTGCAACTGTATATGTTGGGACGACAATGTCGCCAATAAATCCAGCAGTTGAAGTCACTGGACCTGAGAATGTAGTTGAAGCCATTTTAGTACCCTTTGCATAAGGATTCGCCTTGTAGTCTATGCAACGTCAGGTGGGTATATAAACCTGTCTACAAAGCTAATGTTGTACCCGTTAACTGGATCATACAACACCTTTAGACAAAAAGAAAGCCCCACCGAAGCGGAGCCTTCCAAATTTAAGTATTAGGAGCTTACGCGCCTTGTGATCCGTAGATACCTAATGGGTCAGAAACACCGAAGCTGTAACGCTCACGCGCTTTGTAGCGCACGTTGCCAGTGTCGAAGTCTCCATCCATTCCTGTAGCCATCGCAGAACGTACGAAGTGCTTCATACCATTAGGGATGTCTGTAGTCAGGAACCAAGCGTCAGCGTCTGTAAGATAATGGTTTACGCCATATCCTTCAGCAACTGCACCGTTAGAGCTGATTGCATTGATATCGTTATCCGCTGTACCTACACGTAAAGTTGTTTCCAACAAACGAGTTGCTACGAACTGTAACGCAGACGGGATGATTAGCTTTCTAGCGCGAGCTGCGATAAGTAAGCCACGTTCGTCTGTGTATCCACCAATGTCGATAATCGCTTGTTCAAGCGAAGTCTCGTTAAGGTCAGCACTAACCGCTGGACGGTTAGAGTTTGTACCGCCACCAACTGTTGGGTGTGCAGTGTTGAACAATGTTACACCATCACCAGACTGGAAAGTGTCAAAGCCCGTGTTGAGCAATGAGGCAGCTTTAACCTGCTTAGTGTATGCCATAGCGCGAGCTAAAGCTTTTGTGTAACGTGAGGACAAAGAATCGTACAAGTTATCTTCCATCGCTTCTTCAGTGATGGCGAAACCCATAGCGATAGTTTCGTGTGTGTAGCGAGCTGTGAACGCCTCTTGCGCATTATCGTACGCAATAGATGAACCTTCAGCCTTTGTTGGCGCTGCACCGAAACCAGACAATTTAACTTCTTCTTCAAAGCTACGCTCTGAATTTTCTGTCTCATAGATGTCCGCGTGTTCGTTTTCGTATTTGCCGTACTCAAGCCCAAATAAGGCATTAAGTCCGGGTAAGAGCTCTTTAAGCGCCTGTGCGCGTGAAATAGCCATGTGTTATCCCTCCTTACAAGCCAACAGCGTTAGTCATGCTGCTGTAGCCGGGGTTAAGTTTAACCAAAAGATCAGGAAACGCATCACCAATAGGTGATACAGCGGCCACGATACGGAAGGCGGCGGTGGTAGTCTTAGTTGTCGCGTCAACGGCACTTGTAGAGTTACCAGTAGCAGTTCTGCCAGTAGATGTAGACTGAGCAGCTGCGAAGAAAGTGTTCGCACCTATGTCAGACTGGTCCATAGCGCCGTCTGCTTGTACTTGGAATAGTACGTTTGGATCGTCTACAACGAACGCTTTCGCATTGATTGAACCAGACGGGTAGTACTGCGAGAAAGTCGTTTGACCTTCAGAGTTTTCGTACTCACACCCTACAAACACACCAAGAGAACCAGTTAAAGCTGTTCCTGTTGGTAATGCGTTTGTAGTGCCGTCAGCACCTGTTGCAGTTGATAGTGCGATGTAACCATCAGCACCGATATGAACGACTTGGCCGTAGAAAAGGTTAGTACCTTCTCCAGCGGGGTCGATCAGAAACTGGGATGTCGCCCCAGCGTAGGCCATTCCGTCGGCACGTTTTACCGGCTTTAGACCATAGGGAGCAGCTGTAGTAGCCATGATGCTCTTCCTCCAGATTTATTTACTTTTGAAGTAAAGAGCCTCATTGCCCCTTACCTTATAGTTACCGCGAACTACGCTCAGGTTTAAGCATAGGCATCCGCGGGTCAGACTCACGCATGTAGTTTCTATCGACAGCCTCAGCCTGATTTTGTGCAGACTCAAGTTGACCATGAATACGATCATCTCTTAGTTCGGTCGGGATAGCGCAAAGCAATAACCCACCAACTTCGATATTGTCTTTAAATCGAGAATCAATATCTGACATGATGTGTAGCTCAGGATAATCCACTGCCTTTACGGGCACATAGCCATCACGAAACCTCCCAGAGACATTTGTCATATCTGCGTTACCCAATGTAGATGTGCGAATCCAGCGAAACGAAAGTCCGTCTCGTGGTTCGGGGGTAGGTAGCATTGACGAGCGCTTCCAAGGTTTACGACGTTCTCCCGCTTCGCGGGTTTCGGTTGTACGTGGTTTTCTATCAGCCATTTTGCATATCCTTTAGCTTTTGCGCCGCATATTCTTTATTAGATAATCCGAGACGCTTGGCGATTGCGGCCTCAGATGAGGAGATGACAACTTTATTGCGTGATGTGGCGGTATTTCTACCACCCGGGGCCACCACGGAGCCAGCTTTACGTTGTGGTTGTCGAACCTCGGGTTCCACGTCCGTAAAACGATCTGGGTATCGAGACCGCATGGCCTCGTTTATCTTACTATAGTACACATCTGACGTAGAATCAACGCCTGTCTCTAATAGTTCTTCATGTATGAGCATAGCATACCTTGTCATGCC